TGGCGCCCCGGTCAGGGCTTACTACGAACCAGAAAAATTGTAGTTGAATTGCCTGATAGATTCAGGCGGGCGGCGTGATGGCGCGGGATTTGTCTATGCCGTTGGCTGAGATTACGTTCCATTGTTCGGAGTGTGATTATCGGTTTTGTGCTGCGCCGGGGCGGGTTGAGGATTGTCCGGCGAATGATCCACATCCGTGGGCTTATTTTGCGGATTGTCCGTTGTGTGAGGTTGAGTGCGGTCAGATTTGGTGGGAACGGAATCTGATGCGGACGTTTGGTCGTCAGACCGGACCGAAGACTGTCGCGGGTAAAGTTGCTTCGTCGTCGAATCTGCAAGGCGAGGATTCTGCGCGGTATCGGTTCAATGGATTGAAGCATGGGCGTTATTCGAAGATGAAAACATTTTTCGAGGCTCGCCCTGGGCAATATGCATTCTGTAAATCGTGCGAAGTTCCGCATGATGTCTGTTCGAAAAATCAATTTTGTATTACTCAGACGGGCCACATGGCCCGCATCATGGAGTCATTCGAGAACCGTGATCCGTCTTTAATTGCGGACATGATGGCGCACAAGCAGGCGCATTATCAGGCAATTTTGGATATGTGTTTGCTGTCTATTATCAACGAAGGCGTATCTATTAAAGAGCCGGTATTTAAAACTGATTCTGAGGGTGAATCGGTTTCTGTGGATGTCATCAAGGCACACCCACTGCTGCGGTTTATCGCTGATGCGTTCCAAAAGAACAGTATGGCGATGTCTGATTTGGGGATGACGCCGAAGGTCACGGCTGATCAAGCAGCTCTGAAAGGCTATCTGGATCATGATGCTGAGTCGAATCAGCAAAGTGAAAACTATCAACGCCGTCAGACAGAAGCTCTGGAAGGATTAGCGACTCTGATAGAAAACAGTCGCCAGGCGTCGGAGAATGACCCGATTGCGATTGAGTATCAAGATGGCTAGGGTTAGCGCCGCTCAGCGGGTAGAGCTGGAGAATGTCGCGGAGCGTGAGATACATCGCTATGCCGGGGATCATGCGCTGTGGCACAAGCATATTCACAATGTCGATCTTGATGCCATGCAGGTGTTGAAGTGTCTGGATATGGACAAGGCGAATAATACTGTTGATTACTCGTGCAGACGCACCGGAAAGACGGCTGTAAAGGAGCTCTACCTTTTAATGCACAATGCTTGCAATGGCGATCAGGAGCTCGGGATTGTCGCGCCGCGCGAGGCCCAGGCATTGGTTAATCTGGGGTATCACATGGATGCGATTCGTCGCTCTGAAATCCTGCAAAATTATTTGATGGTGAAAAGTGGCCGAAAGCAGCTGGCGGACACTTATTATCAGTTTGCCAATCGTTCGAAGGCTCAGGCTTACGGCATTATGGCTCAGGTCGATGGTGGCGATCTGACCGCGGCATCGCTTGAGGAAGTCGACGACATGCCCAAGGATCGATTGTTTTCCCGGTTTCTTTTGATGATGGGTTCGGCGCGTCGCCTGGGCGCGAGCGAAAACAGTAAGAATGATCCACAGATTCGAATAACCGGCGTGTTCAAAGGCGCTGATACTCTGACTGATCTGGTGAACAGCTCGGGATACTCTACTCTGCCCATTATCGATGTCCATCTGGGTATGGAAATGGGCATTATTAATCGTCAGTTTATGACTGAGATGCGAGACCAGTTATCGCCGGATGAATATATGCGCCAGCTGCTGTGCAAAAATGTCAGCGCTCGCAATCTGATTTATGAAAAGTATGTGCGTCGGGCGTTGCAAGTTGGGCTGATGGCAAAATTGTCCCTGGCGCAGCCGTTACCGGGAGAGAAATACAGAAAGCGTGGGCTTTTGGGGTTTGGGTACGATGCCAGTGGACATGGTGAGAGTGCGACGGCTTCAAAGCATGCTCTGGTAGTGGTTGAGCAGATTGGTAATTATGTTTGTTTTCCTTTTGTGAAAACGTGGGTTGCTGGTGCTGACGACCAGGTGGTGAAACGGGACTTGATCGGGTTCTGGGAATATTTTCAGCCGGACACTGCATTCGGTGACGCTTACGGCGTTGGGATGTTGACTCAATTAAATGATGAACTGTTTGCTGCGGGCCTGACTGATATTGATCGGCGTTCGGTGGCGGATGGGGACAGTACGGCGAGCACCTGGCCTGATTGGGCGTTTTCGCCGATTCGGTTTGAGGGTATGACAAAGCATCAAATGGCGACTGCCCTGCGTTCCATATTTCACAATAACCAGGCGGCTATTCCTTATTTTGATGATCAATCGGACGATCCAGAGTTGGAGGATTTCCGCGATTTTGTGCGCCAGTTGCCGAATATCGTGCCGGAAAAAACGAAAGCCAGTTATGCGAGTTACAAAATGGCGAATGCAAAGTTGGGTGATGATTTATTCGATGCGGCGATGGCGGCGGTTTGGGGCTTGGTGACGCGTGGTGCTTACCAGGCCCCGGGGGCAATTCTGACTGAGACGAAAACGCGGAAACAACTACTAGAGCGGGTGGCTTGATGGGTGTTATACAAGATTTAGCGGCAGTGACTCAAAACCGGCGCAGTATGCTTGCGGGTAAGTTGTTACCCGGCGAGACCCCGTCGAATTGGTCGGAGATCGGTTATCGATCGACTCCAGAAAATTATATGAAGTATCTGTATCGTCTGATGTGGGTCGATCCTGATCTACGCGCGGCGATATTGGACATTCGGGAAATGGATCGGGTGGATGGCCGGGTAAAACGGATACATAAGCGGGTGGCTGAGTCGGTCGTAAAAGGTGGGCTGAAACTCAAAACCGGCAGCAGTCACAAGAGATTAATTAAAGCCTGGGCAGATTTTGAACGGCGTCTGGGGTTGAAGAATCATCAAAAACTGAAAAGCGATGCGCGTGGATTGCTTATGGAAGGCAATCTGGCTTTGCAAGTGGTTATCGATCCGACGGGCCAGGTGGTGCAGTGTGTGCGCATGGCGGCTGAGACTTTGTTGCCGAGAGTGAATGCCAACGGCACGTTTATTGATCCGAGAAAAGCCTGGGAACAATACGACCTGACGACCGGGATAAAAATTGCCGAGTATCCGTTGTGGCAACTGGAGACTGTACGCCTGACGCCGGATAACTTTGACGACTTCGGCGCTCGGGGTCGGCCGTACCTGGATGCGAATCGAACGGTTTGGCGAAAACTGACGATGACCGAAGAGGATCTGGTGATTCGTCGCCGGACTCGTGCGCCGCTGCGTATGGCGCATGTTCTGGAAGGTGCGACGAAAGAGGATCTACTGGATTATAGAAACAAAATCGAGATGGACCAGGATCAGATCACGACTGATTTCTATTTGAATCGAAAAGGCGGAGTGTCGGCGGTCCAGGGTGATGCAAATCTCGATCAAATCGCCGATGTCAGTTATCTGTTGGATACTTTTTTTGCGGGTACGCCTGCGCCCAAAGCGCTGTTTGGTTACAGCGAGGGGTTGAATCGGGACATTCTTGAGGATCTGAAAAAGGATTTTTTTGAAGAGATCGACGCGCTGCAGGATACGCAATCGATGGCGTATGAAAATATATTCCGACTGGATTTACTGATGCGCGGGATTAATCCGGACGATGTTGAGTTTTCTGTGCAGTTTGCTGAGCGTCGCACGGATACGCCGAATCAACGCGCAGACCTGGCGCTGAAACACCAGGCAATGGGCGTTCCAAAGGATATGATCTGGCAGTCGGCCGGGTTGAATCCCGCAGATGTGCGGGCACAGCGCGAGGCTGAGGCAAACGAGGACGATCCGTTTCCGGATCCGAACAATATTGGCCGCGGTGGTCCTAACGTCAGCGTGACGCCGGGCAATGCGCCGAAAGGTGAAAGTTCTACAACCATTAGCACCCGGGGGTGACTATGAGATTTTTATTGATTGCGGTTTTGTTTTTTTTGGGGTCCAGTGATTCGTTTGCTGAAAGACTGAATCCAGAAAAATACTATCAGGCGAAATGGTGCTCCGCAAAAGGCGGCGAGATGGAAGTCATATTGGAAGACAACAGCAGAGTAGATTGTGTTACCGAAGACTACGCCATTGAGGTTGATTTTGCAGACAAGTGGCCAGAGTCGGGGTTTCAGGCTTTACATTATGCGGGCCTTCTGGGTCTACAACCTGGTGTGGTTTTGATTTGCGAAATCGATCAGAGTTGTTATCAGTTTATTGAACGGTTTTACAATGCATCGATGATGTCCGACGGCAATATTCGACTCTGGATCATACGAGAATGAATATCACCGGACTGAGGCAAATACGGGATTATATTGTCCGGCCTACGCTTGAGGAAATTGGGTATTACAGCAAATCGGCAGAGCGTTTGATTATAGGTACCGGGCTGGCTGAGTCCGGATTCAAGTATGTTCGGCAGCTACACAAAGGCCCGGCGCGGAGCTGGTACCAGATGGAGCTGGCGACGCATGATGACATCTGGAGGAATTTTTTGAAGTTTAAAAAACAGGTCGAATCTGGCGTGGAACATCTGTTAGTGCCTGGACTAACTCGGGCGCAGCAGTTACACGGAAACGCTTATTACGCCACCGCGATGTGCCGGGTTCATTACTTACGGGTCCCGGCCCGGCTTCCGGATGCGGACGATCTGAACGGACTCGCGGAGTACTGGAAAAAGTATTACAACACTGTCCTGGGAGCAGGCACGGTGTCTGGGTTTAAGAAAAAAACGTCTGTCATTATGAAACTGTAGCTTTATGGTTGCGGTTGTACTGGCGGAAAACCAACGGACGGCTCAGAAAGCCGCGATCAAGCGCGGATCGGCGAAGGCCCGGCGGTCGATGTCGCGGTTGGATAAGGAGGCTTTGGCGGATCTGACGCGCATCTACCGTCAGGCGGTGGATGATTTGGACGACCAGGTCAAGCAATACGCGGATGGCCAGGGCTCTCTGCGACTTGAGACTTTGCAGGATCTTTTGGGTCAGGCGCAGGCGCGATTGGCGCAGTTGGAGAATGCAAAGCTGGATTTGCTGGATCGTTCTTTTGTTGAGGCGGCAAAGATCGGCGTGGAGCCTTTGGCGGTGGATTCGGTTGTAGTTGGATCGAGTCTGTCTCAGATCGCCGATGATGCGGTGCGGTTTGTGCGGGATTTTGTGGCGGCCGACGGGTTGCAGTTGTCGGATCGCATTTGGCGTAATGATCGACATGCACGGAGGGTGGTGCAGGAAGCGATTGAACAGGCAGTGATTCAGGGGCACTCGGCGACACAGGCGGCAGAGGCATTGCTGGCGCGTGGTCAACCGGTTCCGGGCGATTTGCAGCGGAAGATCAAGCAGGCCTCGGCGGAACGGGTCGGCGGTCGGATTCGGGATGAAATACTGAAAAATCCTGGGAGTCCTTACGATAATGCGCTGCGGTTATTTCGTACTGAGATCAACCGGGCGCACGGCGAAGCGTATCAAGCCGCGGCGTTTGAACATCCGGACGTGATTGGTACCCGGTTTTTGTTGTCGCCTGGGCATCCGAAGGTGGACATCTGTGATATGCATGCCAGTGTGAACCGCTTTGGGCTTGGGCCGGGTGTGTATCCAAAAGGCCGCAGTCCTTGGCCCGCGCATCCGAATACAAAAAGTTTTGTTGAGGTTGTGTTTGATGATGAGGTGAAATCGTCTGACAAAAGAGGAAAAGAAAACCGTATCGACTGGTTGAAGCGACAATCTGCTTCTACGCAAGCGAGTGTTTTGGGTTCGACGAAAAAAGCCGCCGCCTTGCAGAGTGGTGTATTAAAAGAAAGGCAAATATTAACGCCGTGGGCAAACTTAAAAGTCAGATATCAGAAAAGCGGTATTGACACCGATGCGCTACACTTTAGCGTACCGATTATTGAGGGCAATCGCGTGAAAGTACCCCGTGCAACATGGAATGGATTTCCCGATGTATCGATTCATGCATCAGAAAGCGCTGTTAAACAACACTCGGATTACCGTGCAGCCAAATCTGGAGACCGAGACGCTGCGAAACGACTGGTTTCTGATACAGTAAGCCGCCAGTCTATAATAGACATTGATCGATTGCTGGAAAATGAAAAAGCCATACTGATCAGTGTGAGTGCGGAGGAATCTGAGGGTGTTAATATGATTCCTGAGGCTCTGGCCGTTGTTTTGGCCCGTGTATTAGGGCGCCCAACAGATAAAAGTATTGTGCAAATTAACCGGGTCGGACATACAGGTGCCTCCGGTTACAGCCGCCTGGCCACGCCCGCAGCTTTTGGTGGCATAGTCGAGTCTGGCGTGTCGTATTTATTAGTCGACGATTTTGTCGGTCAGGGTGGAACTCTGGCTAATTTGCGCGGCTATATCGAAGAGAATGGCGGTGATGTTATCGGAGCCACGGTCTTGACGGGAAAGCCATATTCAGCGAAACTTGAAGTCACCCAATCAACAATAGAAAAATTACGCAACAAACATGGTCAAGAACTTGAAAACTGGTGGGTCGAAAAATACGGCTACGGATTCGGGCAACTCACTGAGTCCGAGGCTCGCTACCTCGAGCGATCCGACGATGCTGACACCATCAGAAATCGAATCCTTGAGGCAGAGAAAAAGCGATAATATCGATTGGTTTATGAAGCAGGACTGGCCTGAGATAAAATTATGAATGTACTTTTTGGTGACCGGGACGGTTAGTGTTTAAAGTGTTTAGGGGTCTGACCCCTTTTGTGATAATTACACGATCCCTGGATAATGCCCCGTCCAATTCATCTTTTGGTAGCCGCACTAAGCTGTAGCAGTTTTATCGATAAATCCGATGTGATTTATCATAGAGAATTCGTTATCTTCCGGAACCAGCTGACAGATTTTCATACTTAAATGAGGATGGGACGCACATTTCATGTATTCCACCCACTCATCACTTGGCGCGGGGTTTATTAAATTCTGGATACTCTGGCATTTTTTAAGGTAGGTCTTAATTGTCCTGTCCAAGCCCTGTTCAAATCGATATTTTACATCTTCTAAACTGGTTCCACATGCTGCATAATCAATTTCCAGCCCTTGTGCAGACCAAAGATTCTCTTCTTTTGTAATCAAAACATGCAAGCCTACTTGTACTGTGTGCTGACATTCCTCTTTGGAATGCCAAGCAATAATCTTGTTAATAAAATTCATTTTTCATCTCCTCTAATCTTTCCCTTTAGAATAGACTATCCGTATTTTATAATTCTATTTATACGCTTCGTTCGAATCTTTGTTCGATGTACAACTGCTGTCGTAAAACGCAATATGTTCACTTGACAATACATAAAAACAGGCATAATCTCAAGGTTCGGAGCTTAAATACTCCTCAAAGAGCGGATATCCGCACCCGAAAGTCTTGCGGCTTTTTTATGCCTTTCACTATCTCGGTTTATGCCGGGAGTCGGATAATACAAGACCTTCGGGGAATATTCCGGCCGTCTCTTTGCGGTATTTAGCTCCCGGCGCCCTATTGGGCTTCATATAAATGAAATCAAAGAGGTACTACTATGTCCAATCAACTGATTCCGGTCTTCACCGGGGAAATTGGAAACATTTCTCAAAACATCGTAGACGGTCGAACGCTTCACGCGTTCCTCGGATGCCGTTCTCGTTTTGGAAACTGGATGGCATTACGCATAAAACAGTATGACTTTCAGGATGGTATAGATTTTGTTTGGAATAATAAAATTATTATTTCAAAAGGTCGAGGAGGCTCGCGCAAGGTAATCGACTACAACCTAACCCTAGACATGGCCAAGGAACTCTCTATGGTCGAGCGCACCCCAAAGGGCAAGGAAGCCCGGCGCTATTTCATCGAGTGCGAGCGGCAGTTGATAAAAAACATCGCGGCGCAGCCGCCTTCGCTGCCGATCCGTGACCGGTTGGCGGTGCGTAAGGAGATTCGGTTGACCTTGCAGGAGGCGATCTCGTGCAATAATGAGGGGCTTCGGACGGTGTTTTTGTCGCAGGCGCGTAAGTTGTCGTCGGAGATTGGCGAGCCGTTGGACGGGATTTTGTCGGCTTCTCAGATGAAGCAGCTTGAATGCCGCGAGGGGGTGGGTGATGTGTAGCTGTAATCGGATTATGACGGCATCGGCCGCGGATGAGCGGGTGGAGAAGGCGATTGGTAAGGTGCAGTTTCTGGCCGGGACAGTAGTGACCGATGATTTTGGCGAGATTATGCTGTCGGTGCCCTGCTCTACGGGGCTGGCGGAGGTTTTAAAGTCGGTGGAAGATGATCTGGTGTCGATTCGGATGTGGATGGATGAGGCGGGTCAGCGGGTGTCCGGTAGTTGACGGCGGTGACGGCGGGGGTTGACGTAGTGGGTTTGGGGAACCATAATTGAAGTTGTCGGGTTGTGCAGCTCCGCAACCCGGTGAGCTAAAGAGTGAGGCGGGGACCGGATTCGAACCGGTATTTGAAAGATTGCGACCCTTCCGCCTGTCCATTCGGCCACCCCGCCATCATAAAGAGCTCGTCGAAGAAAGTATAAAGCCCCGTTGGTTGATTCTGGCGGGGCTTTTTTAATGACAATCAACGACAAGATCCACTATAACATGTATTATTATCGATATTGAAACACAATATATGGTGGTTTGATTGTCTGTCCGCGTTTACAGAAAGGTCGTATCAATATCTGCAGGTTTTAATCCTCCACCAGTCGAGTGCCCAAGCTGCTTTAAGCTGATATTTGACGGCCAGGCTTTGCGGTCTCCGGTAATCCGTTTTCATCCCAAGTCGGAAGCGCTTTGCAAAAATTGCAAAACCTGGGTGTCTGTTCCTGTGCGGCTTAAAGTTTCTTAGTTTTAGAACTTGATTTTTTCTTGAAAAAGGAATAGCTTTCTTACAAACCCTAGTGCTGGCACATCAGAGCCCGGTTTCGCTTTCGCGATTCCGGGCTTTTTTATTGGCTGAGATATGTTTCGGACGCTTGTTTATTTTTTGTTCCACGTACTGCCCATTTTTATGTGTGTTGGCGGGATTATTTTTTTTATTCGATTTTTACTGACGGGGAGTTGGTAAGCAAATGAGGCAACTATGACTGCAAAAACTGATTATTTAGAAAATGCGCTGACTGATTTTATTCTGCGCGGTCAGCCGTTTACGGCTCCGACCAGCGTTTTTATCGCGCTGTTTACCGGCGCTCCGTCCGATGCGGGCGGTGGTGTTGAGGTTGCAGGGGGTGCGTATGCGCGGATTGCGGTGGCCAGTTCTTTGGCGAATTGGGCGGGGACGCAAGCGCCTGGATCGACGGTGGCCTCATCCGGTACCGGTGGGACCACGAGCAATAATAATGCAGTGACGTTTGCTGCTCCGACGGCGAACTGGGGCGTAGTGACGCATTTTGGCATTTTTGATGCACTGTCCGGGGGGAATTTGCTGTATCAGGCGGCTTTGACAACCAGTAAAACGATTAATAACGGCGATGCGGCCCCGAGTTTTGCGGCGGGAGCGTTGACGATTCAGGAAGACAACTAATGATTCGGGCTAAACATTTTGGCTTGTTAATCGTGCTGTTACTCGCCTGGTCTTTCGCCCAGGCGGGCGATTTATCAAAACTGCGCACTGAATTGCAGGACGCGGTTTATAGCGGCATGACCCCTGCCCAGGTAAAAACCCACGTCGAGACGACGATGGTTCTGGTGCCCGTCGATATCGATAAGCACTCGGCGGTATTTTATCTGGTCTCTGTCAATAAATGGGGCGGCGTCAAAAGGTCCACGCTGGACTCGGCGATTAATACGGTTTCAGCATTGGAAATGAGCTCTGACACGCCGCTGTTGACCAGCGATGCGAGTGTACGGGCGGTTTATGATGCCAATGTTTCTCAGCTTGTTGCGGACGGCCTGATCAGCTCCGCACACGAGACCGCTCTCAAGGGGATGGCTTGGGGCAATCGAAATGTGCTGGAGCGGATCGGGTTTGGCCGTTCGACGGTGACGCTGGGCGAGATTAATCAGGCGCGGGTGCAGTAATGGCATTACCTACCGGATCAGGGATTCGCGGTGAAGGCGACCAGATCAAAATCATTGATGGGGCCGGCTCTGCGCAGATTAATGCGGGGACATTTGGGCTTGCATCGATTGCTGTTTTGCTTGCATCCAGCGAAAACGCGTACCGCGCGGAATTCGTGTTGATCGGTGATTTGAGTTTTCCGGCAGGCGCTCAGGAAGGTGCAGTAATATACGGCAGAAAAAAGAATATTATTGCCGCGCCTGCTACAGATGCCGATGTCCCTAGTTTAACTAATTATCAGAGGCCGGTGGCCTTTCTGCCGTTTGACACGAATCCGACGACTATTAATGTCTTTGGCGTGGGTAATGTCGAGCGCGACGAAGAATATTATATTTATTTGCAAACCGCGACGTCGAATTTACTCGCCGGGCACGATCTTTATTACCGTCCCCTTGGCCCAGTCGCGAAATAAATCGTGGGCTACTTCGCACAATCAAAACTGTTTAATACATCACCGCCCGGCTTTAAGCCGCTTTATGATGTTTGCGCGGATGAAGACGACCTGATTGGTAGCCATTTATCTGTCGCGTATTTGTTTAACCAAAAAAGGCTGGTCAATCTCGGATTGAGAAAGGGGTTTGATTTTGATGCGGTTGGATCGATCCCGATTAACCCGGTATTTAATGATTATGCGATTGGTTTGGGTGCTCGGTTTGAGGATAATCCAGCGAATCATTATGATCTAGGCACGAACAATATCCCGATTAAAAACAGGCAATTGTTCAGCGCGGTAGCTGGGCTTAGCTTTCAGTCGGGCGACTATGTTTTTGAGAAAGACTACCGTTGTTTTGCCAAAGATGTCGGAACCGCTATGGGTGACCATACGTTTATGTTTGGCACTCAGAATTCGGGCGGAAATATTACTGCGCGCTCACGCGTTGGATTTGGCGGGAGTCGGGCGCTTGAGACTTTGTTCGCCGGAAACTTGAGTGTTGATAAAAGACTCAATTTGATCGCGGTCACTTACGACGGATCGCAATACACACTTAAATCAATCGACGGCTCCGGTTCATTTGTATCGTCATCCGAGGACAAAACCGGGGATGTCACTTTTAATAATGATCCAACCAAGATTGCCCGTACCGGAACGACGGCAGATCGGACGTTCAAGGGGTGGTTTCACTTTTTGTATTTTATCGATGGGCTTTGTTTGACCGACGATATGCTGATGCATCTGCATTATGATGCATTCTCGCCTCTTCGTCCGAAACCGCGGCTGGTTTGGGTAAGTACATCGACCGGGGGTCCGGCTGCAGATCTCGCAGGCGATGCCGCGGGCAATGTCTCGGCCTCGGGTGATTTGCAGACCGGGATCTCAATGCAGGGTGATGCTTCGGGTGATGCCAGTGCCAGCGGTTCGATAACGACGGGTATTGAGGTCACGGGTGCAGCTCTGGGTGATGCCCTGGCGGGTGGTGCTTTGGATACGGGTATTGATCTGTCCGGTGTGGCTGCCTCGGTAGTCACGGCCAATGGCTCTCTGACTGCAAAAATAGAATTTTCGGGCGCTGCCCTGGCCGAAGCACTAGCGACTGGCAGTCTGGATGCCGGGGCGCTGTTTAGCGGCGATGCCGCGGCGGATGCCAGTGCTCAGGGGCAAATTAGCACACAAATTACTTTGTCCGGCTCGGCTCTGGTTGAGTCCTTGGCCTCGGCCGATTTGACCTCGCCGGGTTCTGGTTTATCGGGTGCTGTCTCCGGCGAGGCTGCGGCGACGGGTGATCTTGATACGGGTATCGATCTGGCCGGTCAGGCTCAGGCGTTTGTGTCTGTATCCGGTGGGCTATCAACCATTATCCGTCTGGAGGGCGCGGTGGTTTCTGTGGCGAATAGCAGCGGTGATTTGTCGGCTCAAATAACATTTGATGCTGCTGCTCTGGCCCAGGCACTTGCCCAGGGCGATTTGACCGCTGAGCAGGGTTTGTCGGGGGCTGCTCTGGCGGATGCTTTGGCGTCGGCTTCGATGACGACACAGATTCCTTTATCGGTGACTGCTCTGGCTGAGGCTGCGGCAAGTGGTGTATTGGGTTCGTATATTGCGGCCTCGGGCTGGCTTGAGGCGGCGGTGAAGTCTGTCCCGGCTGTGGGTGCTGAAATACGGTTGAATTATGTCGAATAATTATCTTTTTGTAGGTAACGATAACTATATCGAGGTCGATGCGCTGAGTGATGGGGCCAGTGGTGCGTTGATTAATGATGCCACAGTTTCGGTGACGCTTAAGGACAGCGCGGGTGTTGATGTGCTCGGCCAGGCGTGGCCTTTAACGCTGAATTATGTGGCGGCGTCGAATGGTCGCTATGCGGGGATATTGCAGGATACTCTGGCTCTGGTGAAAAATGCACAGTACCAGGCGGTGATTGATGTCGATGGCGGTGGCTATCAGGCGCATTGGGAGCGGTGGTATCGGGCGATTGAGCGGCGCTAGTTGACTCGCGCGGGATTCCGCGCTATAAGTTAGAAAATTTTTGGTAAGTCAACCACAAAGGCGGAACACACGAAGCCGGGTTGTTGATGACGCAAGTCATTAGCGCTCGGCTTTTTTTGTACGTGTTGAAAATATGAGTGATTCGAAACGAATATTATTGAGTGAGCCTGGGAACCCGGTGATCGTCCGTTTTCTGTCGGGCGAAATCACACTCGGAGAGGATAAAACCAGTACTGTCACGGTGCTGCGTACCGGCCACTTTTCGGATCCGCGTTATGGGCGGTTTGAGATTTCTGAGGCAATGCTGTTATCGATGGTCGATAACTTCAATAAAAATACGTACGGGCAAAATATTTTTATTGATGTTGAACACAATCCAAAAAATGGTTCGGCCGGGACGATTAAGTCGTTAACGATTTCTGACGGGCGATTGCTTGCGGAGGTCGATTGGACTGAATACGGGCTTGAGGCTGTGCAGAAGCGCGGTTTTATCTATTTAAGCGCCGATTTCCATGAGAATTTCCGGGATAACGAGACCGGTGAGAAACATGGGACTCTTTTGCAGGGTGCGGGTTTGACCACCCGTCCCGTTATAAAGCGTCTGGATCCTGTACGCCTATCTGAACCCACTGCCGAAGACAATGTAAAAACATTTTTTAACCCTGAACTTGCCCACAAACTAAGCGAGAGCGCAATTATGAATATGAAGGAACTGATTAAATTACTGAACCAAAAATTCGGCGAGCTGAAATTGTCGGAGGCCATTGTACAGAAGCTGGTTGCGGCGTTTGAGCTGTCGGCGAAGACTTTGGGCGAGGATAAAGCGGCGATGGAGGCTTTGTTTTCTCAGTTTGAGGACACCGGCAAGACTCTGGCCGAGGCTTCGGGATCGGGGGCGGTGACTTTGGATATTAAGATGCCGGATTCTGCGGGGGGTGCGGGTTTAACTGCGGCGGATGTGGAAAAACTTTTGGCTGAGCGTGACGATGCGCGGGCGGCCGACGCAAAGAAGCTGGCGGAGACGCTGGAAACTCGACAGGGACAATTCGATACTTTGATTGATGCTTCGGAGGGTCTGAAAGCTCTCTCGGAAGATTCTCTGGCGATTGTTCGCTCTGCGCGGGATATGATCACGGCGGAGATGAGTGAGGATCAGGTCAAATCACTGGCGGAACATCAGATCGCCCTGGGCAATCAGATTGCGGTCAATGCGAAACTGGCGGCGAAGGGTTTTGCCGGGCCGTCGGGCAGCGTGCATATTACTGTCGATGATTCGAATAATGTCAAAGCGCTGCAGGAGTCTGTGGATAAACGGTTGAATCTTTCCAGTCAGCCCGACTCGCGGCGTTATGCAAGTACTGGTGGTGTGCTTTTGGCTGAGAATAAGGCTTTGGCGGACGAAGTGCTGGCGATGTATGACGCCCGGCATGGGGATGATCTTGCCAGGGAGCATAAATTGCTGTCCGGTGGCGACGGCGTGGTGGCCGATGTGGCGGTCCCGGCGATTTTCGAGCGGACGGTGATTCGTGAGGCGGTGTATCAGTTGGTGGGTTTGCAGTTTGTGGACTCGGGTACCCTGCCCTTTGCCAGTTCTGCGCTGATTCCGTATTCACATCGTGACCCTGCTGCCGCAGGACGGAATAATACGCGCACTTATGAAGGCGGCTCTATTCCACGCGCGGGAGTGATTCAGGATTCTGAAACAGCCTACCCGATTCCGCAAAAAATTGCGTTTGAGGTATCGGACGAGTTGCGGTATTTGACGCAATCCGGGATTTTGAACTGGGATGCGCTGGTCGAAAATCAGCGCAATGCCAGCCGGATTATTGCGGAAGATACGGAGCAGATGATTTTTAACGAGCAGTTGCGAGCCGCGGATGAATATGTGTCTGTGGCGGTGTCGGCTGAGGATCTGGGGCCAAAGACCAATGGCACGAATCGCATTTTCACTTTGGTGAATTTTCCGGTTGTGCATCCTCGGGCGCAGTACGATCTGAACGGCAGCCAGGTGGGCGCTACTGTCAACCCGATTACGGTCACTTTTAAAGGTGGTGCAATCAACGAATATGATGGCTCTGGGGCACAGGCTGCCGGTGATTATTACGTGATTAATTACAATGTTGGCGAGATTTATATCGTTAACGAGGCGGGTGTGATTCAAACGCCGGGCGGTACTGATGCGTTGCTGGTCGATTACAGCTATGCAACCAATGCATTCCAGTTTGATACCGATCCGGGGGCTGCGGATGTCGATGCGCATTGGGATGGGTTTTTGTATCGCTACGGATTACGCAAGAGCGTGATCGAGGACCAGCGGTATCACCGGGCTAATTTCGGTTTGATGAGCGGTACGGCGATGACGCAGATCGAGCAGGCCAAGCAGTTTGGTGCCAACAGTAAACGACCCGGTACGGATTTGTCTATGGACGGGAATTTGGGACGGGTCAAGGATATTCCGAACTTTAAAACCTCCGCGCCTGGGCTGTGGATGGGCGACCAGCGGGTAGTCCTCGGTGAGCGGGGTCAGACGCGGTTGCGGATGATGAAACCGTGGACGATGGGCGAGCTGGAGAATCAGAAAGATGCCAATGGGCGTTTTACTGGAAAGAAAGAAGCCTATGGGGATCAGTTTTTGATCCTGCACACACCGACTCAGCTTAAGCGTGCATTGACTTCGATTGTGCTGTTCAGTGCAGCTGCGCGTATTGATCGTGTGAATCTTTAATAGGAAAACTCTATGCAACCGATAAAAAATACGGGATCGACCGTTCGTTATATTGGCGGTCGGGCTGTTTTGCCCGGAGAGACTGTGTTGGTGGACGAGGCTGAGGTGCCGGGTTTGAAAGAACCCGAACCTGCCGTTGAACCAGTACTGCAGGACGCGGATGAGTTTATCGAGGCGATTCTGGGCGGCAATGTTGCCAGCGTGGCCAAGGCGATGCTGAATTTGTTGGCCGATGAACTGGATGCGTTGGAGCAGGCGGAGCTGGCGTCTGAACATACCCGGAAAGGAGTATTGTCAGCGATTGATCAGGAGCGTTTGGCACGGGCTGATTTTATGGCTGAGGTGGAGCAAGCTGAGGCTGGAGATTTGCAGGGGTTCCTGGACGAACATTCTGAGCGCAAGGGTTTTATTGAGATTGTTGTTGGGGCGATTAGTCCGGAGGTTGCTCAGGGTGACGATGCGGATGTTTGATGCTTTAAAGCGCATGGTTAATGGAATGGATGTCGGGGATTCCGGGCTGTCTGTGCGTCGTATTGTCGACGTTCTCGCGGATCACGCTGTTGGCGAGGCTCAGTCGGCCGCGGTGAAGTTGGTCAAGGATCTGGTGTTGCAAAAAGCGACTCAGATCGATCCGGAAGTTGCGAAATTAACCGCCAATCGGCGAACTTTTTATATCTCGGGCTGGCGGCCCGCGATCGGCTGGGTGTGCGTGGCGGCCTTAGTCATGACGTTTTTGATTAATCCGGTGATTCAGTGGGTAACCGGTGCGCCGGGGCCTCAATTGCCGACGGATATGATGACGGAGTTGGTTTTTGCGCTGCTCGGAATGGGGACTCTGAGAACGGTGGAGAAGTTTAGTGGCCGCACCCGGTAGCGAAATACACATGGATAGCGAAAAACTGAGAGAAGAAGTACGTCGTGGTGAGGAATCGATTTGGAATGAAGTGAACTCTATACGTAACACGCTGTACGGTAATGGAACGACGGGCATTGTGACGAATATCGCTTTGACGCAGTCTGCTATCGAGAACATTAAGAAGGAGATGGAGAAGCGGGCCAAGCGGGAATGGGCCATTATTATGTTGCTCGTGGGGCTCGTTATCAGCGAGTTCGCAAATCAGATCGCCGGATGAACCGAAACCAGCTGATTACCGAGATCAAATGCATTTTGCACGATGCGGCGAAGAAGTTCACCGCGCCGGGCGATCAGGATTTTATTCGGCATTTGGATCTGACGGCTTTGGATATGTCGCGTGCAGTACCGAGGCGCGTTAAAGGGACATTGACGCTGGTGGCGGATGTGGACAGCTATACGGTGCCTGCTGACTTTGACACTTTCGGATTTTCACACTGGGGGATTCGCATTAAAAAAGCGAAACAGCCCTGGAACCCGGACTATCTGCGCCCTGTTCCGCAGCCGCGGGTTGTGGATGTTGGTGGGGTGAGAAATTTGTATTTCGACACGCCGCCGAATGCTCAGGAAATTAACACCTATGGTGTGAGTTACGATTATTTTTATGCAGCGCGGCATGCGATTGGCGATACCGATGCCGAGACAACGATACAGGATCAGTATTTGCATCTAGTGCTGTTACGCGCCAGTGCAGAAGCCATGAAGGAGCTGGCAAATCGGAATGTGGGTAAGCCGGTGCAGTTGCGCGATGGTTTGCAGTCGGGGCCTAAGAATGGCACTCCGGCGGCGTTGTATAAGCAGCTGATGGATGAATTTGACCGACAGGCGGCATGATGATGGGACATCCGAACGAGAAAGATTACTGGTCGGTGAATGGACGTGAATCCATTCTAAAAGCGGCGGCGGTCGGCGTGATGATCGTGGGGTTTATTTTTGGATTCTGCTTTGCTTTGGGTGAGCAGGTTTTGTTATTTCTTGCGGATGTCTTAGGGCCGGGGGATTCGTTTTGAGCCTGGCGCTTAAAGTTGATATCAAGGATGAGAAGGTACTGCGGGCGTTTAAGAAGTTCCCGAGTGCGATGATTTCCAATGTCTCGCGGGGGTTGCACCGCGGGGCATTGGAAATCAGTCGTGAAGCACGTAAGGAAGCGCCGAAAGCGTTTTCTAACCTGACGAACTCGATCACGGTTAAAAAGCAGTCGGATATTCGATATCTGGTCGGCAGTGGATTGAATTACGCGGGTGCTGTTGAGCAAGGCGCTGAATCCGGCGGCAGTCCCAGCCATGATGCGATGCTGAGCTGGATCAAGACAAAAGGCATTTCACCCAATGACTCCGAAATGTCTGAGGAAGACCTGGCGTATGTGATGGCCCGCTCGATTGCACGTAAGGGTACGCCGAAACAGCCGTATCTGGAACCGGCGTTGAAGGCTAAGGAAAGCCGGGTGATCAAGCTGGTACGCGAAGGCGCAGCGAAAGGATTGCGCGAAGTCGGGCTATGAGCCAATCGGGTGTGATTATGGAGCAGATGCGGGCTGGATTGCAGTCCGGACTGACTCATCGGCTAGTGGTACGGGAACTAAAAGATTTTTCAGACCGCGACGAACAGGAGCTGAGAAAAGGGGTTTATTCCTTTGTCAGCAAGGGCATTTCCGAGGATTCGATCTATAAGCGATACGTCGATTTTATCCTCGTCGGACAAATAAAGACGGAAGACGATGCCGGGGGCCTGGCGATTGAAGAGGCCGAGCTGACGATGATCGATGAGGTGATGGCTTTTCAGGCGGCGATGCGCTTGAACATACCATTGGATCGCATTATTCAGAGCCGACAGTTGGATGCGCCTTACGGGTGGATTTCGGTGGAATCGAAGGTTGGACCGTTTGATTTTAATTGTCCGGATATTTCCGGGCTGGCGGATTTTATTTTGTTTCATGCAGAGAGCAATTTTGGCGGGACAGCGGATGATCCGGTGATGATTAGTGAAGAAACTTTAGCTCAATAATGGGTGATTTATGTTGAAGAAGATTTTTGTTAAACCGGCGCAGCCAGAATATGTCGTTCGGATGCCGGGGAATCTGCGTAATGTGTTGCCGGATGCGGGGGCACTTGTGGATAAAACCCCATTCTGGATACGACGGCTGAGGGATGGCAGCGTGCTCGAGGCCAAGCCACCGAAAGGAGATAAAAAATGAGCGAGATTTCATTTAACGAAATTCCGGCAAATCTGAGAATACCGGGCGTTTATGTGGAGTTCGATCCACGGCTGGCGGGTAACCCGGTTATTGCTTTTAAAATGCTGCTCATCGGTCAAAAGCTGGCTGCGGGAAGCGTTGCCCAGGCGGTGCCGACGTTGATTACCAGCAACAGCGAGGTGACGGAAGGCTATTTTGGTCGTGGTTCTCAGTTGGCTGAGATGATCAAGGCGGCGAAAAAGGCCGAGCCGTTTGTGGAGATGTGGGCGATCGCTCTGGATGAAAACGGCGCGGGTGCGAATGCGACCGGGACATTAACGATCACCGGGCCTGCGACGAGCAGTGGGACTTTGAATCTTTATATTGCGGGCTATCGGGTCCAGGTGGGCGTGACCAGTGGCGATACCGATGCGACGATCGCGGCGGCCATTGCGGCGGCGATTACTTTGCAGACTGATTTGCCGGTGACGGCCAGTGCGACTCTGGCGGTTGTTACGCTGACATGCCGATGGAAGGGTGAAACCGGTAACGATATCGATGTGCGGTTTAATTATTTTGGTGAGACGACACCTGCCGGTGTAGCGGTGGCGATTGTTGCGATGGCAGGCGGTACAGCCAATCCGGATATTAATACGGCGATTGCTGCGTTTGGCGATGAATGGTGGAACTGGTATGTGACGCCGTGGACGGATACGCCGAATTTGCTGGCTTTGGAAAACGAGCTGGATTCAAGATTTGGGCCTTTACGTCAGATCGGCGGTCGGGCATTTACCGCATTTCGCGGTAATCTGGCGGCGACTGCTGCGTTTGGCAACGGTCGGAATAATCCGCATGTGACGGCGATGGGGACGAATATCAGCCCGACACCGCCGTGGATCTGGGCGGCGGTGAATGGTGCGGTTGGGGCGTTTAATCTGACCAATGATCCGGCGAGGCAGTTGGTCTCTCTTGAGCTTGAGGGGGTTTTGCCTGCGAAGATTGAGGATCATTGGGACGATTCCGAGCGCAATACTCTGCTCTTTGATGGCATTGCGACGCATCGGGTTCAGAGGGATGGCACGGTGCAGATCGAGGCGCAGATCAGTATGTACCAGGTCAACAGTTCAAACCTGCAGGACGATGCTTACCTTTATATCAATACTGCTGAGACGCTTGAGCGTTGGCGGTTTTTGTTGCGCTCTCGGATTGCCGCGCAGTATCCACGGCATAAGCTGGCCGATGATACGGTGAATGTGACTCGCGGCCAGGCGATTGCTCAGCCTAAGACGGTTAAGCCGGTGATTCTTGCGACGTATCAGGAAGCGATCGACAACGGCTGGATGCAGGGGTATGAGGGGTATAAGTCAACCCTGACGCTGCAGATCAACGGCAGTAATAAGAGCCGGTTGGATGTGTATGAGAATCCGGATCTGGTCGGGCAACTGCGGATTACTGCGGTTCATTCTGAGTTTAGATAGGGGGGGTAGATCGTGGAAAACCAACACAGGAAAATAAAAAGTTATCGGGAGCTTTCAGAGTCCGAAATAGAGCTTATGAATGATATCAAGCTATTAGGTGTTGAGCTAGATCATCTCTGTCAAAGGTTGAGGGCATTGGAGAACATCGATCAACAATGGGTATCAATCGGCGCAACTGATTTGCAAACCGGGCTGATGGCTCTTACCCGAGCGGTTGCAAAACCGACGTTCTTTTAGTCTGTAGGGGGTAGATTATGGCAACTCAAGTAACAGGTCTGGTTGAAATTAGGATTGACGGGAATGTCATTCGGTCTTTGCCAGGAGCGACGCTGACGCTGGATGGTGCAAACAAAGAGGCCATTTATGCGGGCGGTGAGTTTTTATACAAGGAAGATCCTCAACCTCCAGAACTGGATATGAAGGTAGCGCACACTGCGGATCAGTCAATCCGAGAATTGGCGGACATTGTGGATGCCCTGGCGATTGTGACGACAGATACCGGTGTGGTTTTCCACATGCGTAACGCCTGGACAATGGAGCCGCCACAACTGGATTCCGGGGCCGGTGAAATCAGCCTGAAGTTATCCGGGCAATCTGTAGACGAACAATAAAAGCGAGACATTATGACAACCCAAATCACACTGAAATACCCGGTACTGGTGAACAAGGTCGAAGTCACAGAGCTGAATATTCGCAGGCCGACTGTTCGCGATATGAAAAAATTCGACCTGGTGGGCGGCGATATCCAAAAAATGGCGGTGATGGCAGCAACCTTGGCCAGTATTCCAGAGGACAGTGTCAATATGATGGATGCCTCTGATTTTATGCGGGTGACGGGGGTCATTACCGATTTTTTGGACGATTCCCCCACGGATGGAGAGACACTCTAGCGGACATTGCTTACGTATTTCACTTTTCTCTGCGTGAGCTGGATGCATTCACTGCAGAGGATCTAGGGGAGTGGAACGGTCAAGCGGTACGAATTATGAAGATTGTCGGCGGGAATCATGGCTGAGTTAAAAACATCGATCATTCTGGAGGCCATCGACAAGATGTCGGCCCCTTTGAAGAAAACTCGGGACGCTTTAAAAAAGCTCGGTGAGCAAAAGCAAGCGATTGAAAATTTCAAGAAGCTGAAAAAAAGAACCAGCGAATCATCGAAGAAATTCGAAGAGGCCACGAAAGATGCGTCGCGCCTGGCGCGACAGTTCAAGTCCACAGCAAAACCCACGAAGGCGTTGACCAAGCAGTTCAACGACGCCAAAAGAAAAGCCGGGCAACTTAAGCGGAAACTTTCTGAAGAAACCCAGCAACTGGAACGACTGCGGCGATCATTGACGAAAGCGGGAACGAATACTCGAAAGCTGCGTGATGCACAAAGGAAGTTAACGACCGAATCTGATCGTTTGAATCGAAAGCTAGGACGATTAGAAACAAAGCTGAAAATTTTTAAAGGTATTAGTAAGGGCTTAGGTAAAGTCGGTGGTGCTTTGCGGGTTGCTGGCAAAGGTGCGGTGGGTGCTGCGGCTTCGTTTGGGGTTTTGGGTTTTGTGTTTAAGCGGTTTTTTTTGGATACGGCGGCTGAATTTGAGCAATTCAACACACAATTGACGACTTTGTTTCGAGGGAATGTAAAAGAGGCACAGACTGCGAGGAAGTGGATTGAAAATTTCGCAGCCCGTACACCTTTTACAATTCAGCAAACAATGCAGGCTTTTATTAAATTGAAATCCTTTGGTATTGATCCAATGAACGGGTCTTTACAGGCGATTGCCGATCAGTCTGCTGCATTAGGAGCTAAGCAGGAAACACTCAACGGAATTTTGCTGGCCGTTGGCCAAGCGTGGAGCAAACAGAAATTACAAGGGGAGGAAGCTCTGCAATTAATAGAACGCGGGGTCGGAGTTTGGGATTTGTTATCTAAAGCAACAGGTAGATCTACAAAAGATCTTCAAGAGGCATCATCGAAAGGAAAGTTAGCCCGTAAAGAGATTACTTTACTTATTGATCAGATGGGTAAGCGTTCAAAGGGGGCCGCGTTAAGATCCACAAAAACCTGGAATGGTATGGTCAACCTTATGGGTGACCAATTTTCTAGGTTTGCAAATAGAGTATTAAGTCACGGTGTTTTCGATCTGCTCAAAGGTAAATTACAAGCATTTCTTGAAAAGATTGAAGAGATGGAAAAATCGGGTAAATTGGATGAGTTTGCCAAAAACATAGGCAAAAATCTAACGAAGGCATTCGAGCCAGCGATTGAATTCGCTGAGAAGTTTCTAAATGCTTTAACACAGATCGCTGATTCACTGACTCTACTCGCATTACCACTCAAAGTGGTTGCGAATCTCTATGAAGGACTGAGCAAGATTGGCAGTACAAGTTTTGCGGATGTCGAAAGAAAAATTCGCGGAAAAGAATTCGGTGTAGATATACCGTTCAATCAAGTGAATCAAGATGGACTAGGCCCCAGAGATCCCAACAGGGCTCCGGCAGCGCAACCCATATCACCTGCAGTATTTGAGGCCGCAGCGTTACAGACTCCAGAGTTTTCGCCCTTAAGTTTCAAGCAACCCGAGGCCAATTTACTGATAGAAATCAAGCAAACCAGTGATGGTGGACTTGCGCCTGCATCAGTCAAGACGAAGAGTGCCAAAGGCATGAAAGTACGGACTGGACGCGGCACTGCAATGGCCGGAGTCGGCACCCAATGAGCTGGCGGGATTCTTTGCGAGTAGCGTCGTTTCGTGGAATGGAGTTCCACACCAACGAGACGCAGGATCCAGTGGGTCGCAGACAGGTGGTGCATGAGTATCCACTGCGGGATATTCCGTATGTCGAAGATATGGGCCTCTTCGCGGGCGAAATACGCATGCCGGGCTTTATCATCGGCCCTGAGTATCACACAGCGCGTGATAAGTTTGTTGCGCTATTGAATAAGCCCGGTCCTGGGCTATTAGTTCATCCAAAGCTCGGGGAGCTAACGGTAAGTGTATTGCCTGGCAGTCAGACGCATTCGATCAGTGAGTCGGGCATGGTGAGATTTGACCTGGTGTTTGTCCAGGGTGCGCCGATTAAGAATCCAACGGCGCGAACCGATACGGCGGCAAAGGTTTCGAAAGCTGCGGATGAATCGGCTGTGGCGAATGCGGCGGATCTGGATGATGGCTTTAGTTTGTCGGAGGCTTCGGACTGGGTGGCGGAGGCTGCGACGGAGCTGGTTAATGATGTGATGGATCAGGTCGATGCGGTGCTGGATACGTTGGCGATCGATGAGGTTTTGGGCGCTGTGAGCGCGGTTAAGTCGGTGGTGTCGGATGTGCGTAATGCGGCCGAGACTTTGATTCGGACGCCGGCGGCGCTGGCGGGGCAGTTTGTGGGTACGATTGCGGGAATATCTGCGCTGGCGACGACGCCGTTGGCGGCCTTTGGGGCTTATGGGCGGCTGGTCAATCGCGTGGATCGGCTAACGAATGGTGGCAACCCCTCGACGTCCAGTGGGCTGCGGTCACAAAAAAACCGCCAGGCATTGTTGCAGTTTGCAAAAACGGCAGCGGTGTTTGAAATGGCTCGCCAGATTTCGGGCGGCTTGAATTTTGAGAGTAATACGGACAGCTTGCGGTCGACGCCGGAGGCGGTTGTTTTGGTCGGTGGGCCGGATGATTTGGTGATTCCACTGGTTGACCAGGCGGTGCATTTATCGCCGATGGTTTTTGAGAGTCGTGACCAGGCGTTGGCGGCTCAATCTGATTTATTGGCTCGCATCGAGCAGTTGATGCCGACCGCGGGTGATCATATTTCTGCGCAGTTGATTGATCTGCGGGCGTCTGTGGTTGCGGATGTAAAAATTCGCGCTGCGAATCTGCCGGCGATTACGGAGTATAGACCGCTGGTTACGCGTCCATCTTTGGCGATTGCCTGGGATTTGTACCGCGATGCGGATATGGCTGCGGGCATTGTGGCCCGCAACGCTTTACCGCACCCTGGATTTGTGCCGGGTGGCGAGGCTCTGGAGGTTTTGACCGATGCATGATGTCGCGTTGCATGTGGATGGCCAGATTTATGGCGGCTGGGAGTCTGTGACGGTATCCCGGTCCATCGAGCAGGTGTCGGGGTCTTTTGATATCTCTCATACGGATAAGTGGGCGGATCAAAGGACGCCGCGGCCCATTAAGCGCGGGGCGGTTTGCCGGTTGAGTATTGACGGCGTTAATGTCATTTCGGGCTATGTTTCTGAAATAGTGCCTACTTATAATTCAGATTCTCACGAAATCTCGGTTTCCGGGGATGCCAAGACCGTAGATCTTGCGGATTGCAGTGCGGTGGATAAGCAGTACAACGGGCAGGATTTGACGCAGATCGCGACAGATATTTGCAAGCCCTTTGGTATCAAAGTTACTGCGGACACGGATGTGGGCGAGCCTTTTGACAGGTTCGAAGTGGAATCGGAAACGGCGTTTGATGCGATTGAACGGGCAGCCCGGCAGCGAGGGATTTTGTTGATCAGTGATGCTCAAGGAGATCTGGTTCTGACCAAGCGAAGCACTGAAAAAATGCCGGTGACGTTGGAGCTGGGCAAGAATATTCGGGAGGCGTCCGGGTTATTTAGTGATCGGGATCGCTACAGCGACTATCTTGTCGCCGGACAGACGGTGGGCACCGATGAATTTAATGGTACGCAGGCGGCGACGCCTAAGGCGGCTATTAAAGATGCGGGTATCAAGCGATACCGGCCTTTGCGCATCGATGCGGAGCAGCAAGGAGCCGGGGAATCTTTGAAAAAGCGGGCGCAGTGGGAACGGAATGTGCGCGCTGGGCGCGGTACCCGGATCACGTATACGGTCTATGGCTGGTATGCGGGTTCGAAACTGTGGGAGCCGAATCGGCTGGTGCGGGTGCAGGATCCTTTTTTTGGTATCGATGGTGATTTGCTGGTTTCCGGTTGCACGTATGTGATCGATGACCAGGGGGTTCATTGTGATATCGAGCTAACTTTGCCGCAGGCTTTTGATCTGTTGCCAATCCCCGAGGATGGGGGGTCGTTTTGAATACGACTTTGATGGTTTTGCGGGCGGTTGTGACTGCGGTCGATGACAGTGGCGGTTTGCAGACGGTTTCTGTGGTGACGAAAAACGAGAAGGCGTTGGATGGAATTGAGGTATTTCGGGCCTATGGGTTTACGTCGCATCCGCTCGTCGGATCCGAAGGAATACTGCTGCGGATCGGCGGGGATTCTTCGCATCCGGTTTTTATCTGTGCTGATGATCGGCGCTATCGGACAAAGGCGAATATGCCCGGCGAGGTGGGTTTGTACTCGCACGAGGGCGATACGCTGATTTTTAAAGAGGGTAATCTGCTGGATGTGGTGTGTGCGACGAAAGTGACGGTGACGTGTCCGGATGTGGTCGTAAAATCCAGCAATAAAATAGTATTGGATACGCCGAATGTGGATGTCCCAAATGGAGACATAACCGTATCCGGGATATCGTTTCTCAACCATGTGCATGGTGGTGTCCAGGCGGGTGGTGCCGATACGGACGTGCCGAAATGACCGATTTATACATTGATGTTGTGAATACAATCGTCAACAGCTCATTTGGGCTTTTGATGGAGGGTCCGGATATTAAGACGGATACCGGTTTACGGTCTGCGGTGATTTATACGCTGTTTACGGACAAGCTGGCCGATGTGGACGAACGGTTACCGGGGAACGGGACCAATCGCCAGGGTCATTGGGCCGAGTCTTATAAGGATCCGGATCGTGATTCGATGGGTTCGTTATTGTGGCTTTTGGCCGATGCGAAAGAGACGCAGGAAACACTATTAAAAGCACAGACCTATTGCATTGAGGCACTGCAGTTTTTTATTAATCGCGGGGTGGCAATTTCGGTGGCGGTGACGACTCGGTGGGTCCGATCAGGGGTGCTTGGGATCACAATTGATATGCCTCTGGTTGAAGGTGGAAAGTATGCTGAGGAATTACCGTATTTGCTGGAGTCTGCTTAATGGCTTTTAATCGCGCAACCCTGCCCGTTCAACTGGAACGTCTGCTCACAGATTTAGAGAGCCGGATACCCGGCGCGGATCCGCGCTTGCCTGCGCATATCCTGAATGCAATATCCAATGCCTATGTCGGTGCGATCAATGAATTGCACGGGCATTTGGATTACAACGCTCTGCAGGTGGTTCCGGACAGTGCGGACGATGAGCATTTGCTGAGGTATGGAAACTGGCGCGGGATTGCTAAAAAAATCGCCGCTCCGTCTGTGGGTTTTGTGGATATGACGGGCACGGATGGCGCGGAGATTCCGGCGTTGACGGTTTTGCAGCGCTCGGATGGCAACCAGGTTCAGGCCGACAGCGCAGTGACGATTTCCGGAGGGACGGCTTCGGTACCGGTGACTGCGCTGTCGACTGGGCAAATTACCAATGCCAATGCCGGGGTGAGTTTTTCTCTGGTGTCGCCGATTTCCGGGGTGAATGGCTCGGGTGTCGTGGATGCTAATGGGCTCACCGGAGGGGCTGATTTGGAGTTGGTTGAGCCATATAGGGACCGTATTCGGGATCTGGACCGCAGTCCGCCGCACGGCGGTAATGTACATGATTATGTGCACTGGGCATTGGAAGTGGCCGGGGTGACTCGGGCCTGGTCGATGAGTAACTGGCTAGGATTGGGAACTGTCGGTGTGTTTTTTGTGCGGGATAACGATGTGGATCTGATCCCGGATGCGGCCGAGGTGCTGGCGGTTAATGATTATATTGAGACGTTGCGACCGGCTGGGATGGCTTCGTTGTCTGTGATTGCGCCGGTTAAATTGCTGCAAAATATGACGATTCAGATCAAGCCGAATACCACTGATGTACAGACGGCTGTGACGGCCGATCTGGACGATTTGTTTTTACGCCAGGCTCAGGTCGAAGATGGCAACGGCCAGGGCATTGTGCCGTTAAACGATGTGCGCGATGCGATTCAGCATTCGACTGGGATTACGGGCTATAAAGTGGTTTCTCCGACAGTCGATATCGCTCCGGCGACGGGCAATATTGCGCAGCGTGGAACAATCACTTGGCAGACTTTGCCATGATTCGTTCAGCGACAGACTATGCCAATCTGATCCGGGCATTATTGCCCGTTGGGCGGCTGTGGGAAATGCTGCTGCAGGATGTTTTGTTCAATGATCTGATCGATGCCCTGGGCGAGGAGCTGGCGCGGGTTGAGGCTCGGGCTGCGGATATTATCGACGAGACCGACCCACGCACTGCGGTCGAATTGTTGTTTGAGTGGGAGCAGTACTACGCCCTGCCGGAACCGTGCGCAACGCCACCTGATACTGTTGATGAGCGACAGCGGGCATTGCATGCAAAACGTATAGAAATTGGCGGGCAAAGCCGTCAGTATTTTATTGATATTGCGGCGGCGTTGGGTTTTGCGATTACGATCACGGAATATCGGCCGCATCACTGCGAACTTGATTGCCAATTGGGAATTAATGGCCAGGAGTGGGCCTGGGCGTGGCAAGTCAACGCGGCGCTGAATACGATTACGGATTTTACGGTTGATTCGGCGTGTACTGAGCCATTGAGATCGTGGGGGAATGATTTATTGGAGTGTGTGATTGATCGGTTAAAACCAGGGCACACTCATGTTCTATATAGCTATAGCTAGAGGTTACTATGCATAGAGTAGACACGCCGTCGGCTGCGGCCACGCTGCCGACATCGGAGGCTCCGGGGACGCCTGGTTATTTCACTAAGGGCAATCCGGTGGGCGCCATTGAAGCCACTGTGCCGGGGCAGGACTTTTTTAATATGTTGCAAGAAGAAATGGTCCGCGTTGTGGAGGACGCGGGGCTGACTCCGGATGCGACGAAGGCCGATTTTACCCAGTTGAGCCAGGCGATTCAGATTTTGACCGGTTCTCAGGCGCTGGGTGCGATGGATTTTCCGACGATTGATACGGCCGATAATCGAGCCGGGGTGACCGGGGCGATTGCAACCAATGGCGGGACGGTTTCGATCCCGGCCAATGTGGTGCTGTCGCTGGGTGAGGAGGATGTCGCCGGGGAGTCCGGGCGAACTAAAAAGTTTAAAACAGTTGCTTATACCAGCGCCGATCTGTCAGTTAGCAGTACCTACTATTTACGCGCTCGGGTGACCGCCGGGGCGCTGGAAATTTACACACAACAAGGAACTGATGTGGATACCATTCCGGGCGGGATGGTGGGGACGCCGGACGGTGGATCTGGGGGTGGGTTTGATTCCACTGTGCTGGATGTTTTGTTTGCAAAAGTTGTGACCGGTACGGCCGGCACTGTGCCAACCGTCACTGATCTGGCGAATAACAAGCGGCTGGACGCGGCTGCTGCGTTTACTTTTGCAGTGACCGCAACATCCGTGCAGAAAACAATGACTATCGATTGGGCGAGGACGCCGACACAGCACGATAATTTAATGGTCGGGTACAACGGCCAGGATCTAGCCGCGTTGAGTGCTCCGACGATCGCACATACGCAAGGGATGCAGCATTTCCTATTCGAGTCTCCGATCACGGGTCGATATTCGTGCAGCATAAATACCGAGGTTTACGACACGACTTCGATTACCGGCGAAAATGGCGTGGAAATTAAAATTAAGGTGTCAGCATGATATACACAGTAGATAACGATATTGTAAACGGTCGGGGTGTCGGGTTTGTTGGGATCTCGGCGGTTGGTTTTGATGATACGCCCTTGTCCAGCCTTCGTTTTGATGGCGCGAATATTGTTGACGCGACAGCAATCACCGCCTTTTTTATCGACTCAGGTGGACTGCGGCATATTGTCCAACACGATCCATCCTGGCAGGCGTTGACGTGCAATTGGACGGATACACTCATCAAAGATGCAGGCACCTGGCGGGTAAAAACAGCGGCTGAAAATCTGGACGATTACCGGACTGCTCATCTGGAGACATTAAAAGTGTCGCGGAATGCGGCGCTGGCTGCGGGTTTTGTGAGCAGTGCCCTGGGTTCTGCTCACACGTATGATTCTGCCAGTCCTTTTGATCATATTAACGTCTCCGGTGCTGCCCAGGCAGGCGTGGATCTCAATTACACCTGTACCGATGCCACTGGGTTAAAGACTGAGCGATTTCACACGGCGGCGCAAATGGCCCAGGTTTTTGCCGACGGCGTTGCGCACGTTCAGACCCACAACGCGACATACGATTCAAAACGGGCCGCGGTCCGGGCTGCCGTTGACCCGGCGGCCGTGGATTTGGTCACTTGGGCCTAAGTGCTTGATAGTTGGTTGATGCCAACGCATACCCTGCCCCGGTTTCGGGGCTTAGACGCGATCTGAGAGAGGCGATTTTATGACTACGCTGCGTAATTTTTTATTTTCTGCCTTATTCGCTGCGTTACTCAGCAGTTGCTCTTTGTTCAGTGATCGATCCGAGCTGGGTGATGCAGAGCAGCCGATTATTATTCATTTCGAAAATACTGCGATGACTTTGCTGGAGGCGCACCATCGTTATTGTAATGAGTGGAGTCCGGCGACACGTGAGCTGTTGCTGATTGCGATTCGGACTCAAGCGCCGTGGTGGCAATCCATTTGCCGGGCTGAGGGGATGCCCGCGTCAGGCCATTAGGCCTGTTGGGCTTTTTTCGGTAGTGTGTGGTCCGCGAGGACGGTGCAGATGTCGTTGAGCACAGATTGATCGCTGGCGCTGAGGGTGCGGTATTTTTGTAGCAGTAGTATTTCGGGTTTTTTTAGCGTGCTGAACGAGTCGTAGCGGGCTCTCGGTTCTGCGATCTGCGCGGTGGAGAGTCGCGCTCGTGTCTCTGCATTTTTTAGTATTCCTGGATTTTCGAGTAGTGCATAGGTGCCGATCTGTCCGGACAACACCCGGCGCAGGGTGAGTGTGTCGGTCTTTGCTACTTTGCAAGTCAGACCGGCGGTATCCAACAGTTCCAAGGTGCCCTCACCGACTGGGCCGGTTAATACTTCAAGCCGGGTGTAATCAAGCGTTCTTTTACCGACGACATAGATTGCTGGCTGACTGAGGATCACCAGGTTTGTGATCTGGTCGGTGAGGACTGTCGCCTGCCAGTCCATTGGCTCGCCTTCAAACAGGTGGGTGATGAGTTCCGCGGTGGTGTTGTCGGTTGATGTCAGCCGGGTGACGTAGGGGGCTCCGATTCCGTTCAGGAGCCAGTCGAGGGAAAGGTTTTCGGCGTGGCGCATTGCCATGAAGGTATCAATATTTCCAGCCATTTCCATAGAAAACAAGCGGTTAATAGTGCCGCGAGAAAAGCCCATAGAGAAGCCAAAGGGGTACTTTTTTCGGTCTCCCAATACGATATCCATTCTGGATAGGTAATTATTTTTATCTTTATTGGTCATTTTCTATTTACAATGACAAAAATTAGTCATATTATCAAAGTCTCCCCACAACGATCTATTTTAGAGGTTTTATTTATGAAAGACGAGGACAGACGTTCCGAAAACAGTAAAGGCTATTTGGTTGCACGAGTCAGTAAGGATTTGCATGCCCGGATTAAACGACATGCGGAGAACGACCGACGGTCCATTTGTAACTTTTCGGCCATTTTGTTGGAGAGGGCAATGGACGAATACGAGAAGGATCTTGCCGCATAAAAAAACCCGCTCCGGTAGCTGCCGGAGCGGGTTTCGATTTTTTACTAACCCAGAGAGGGTCAAACGATGAAAGAAGATGATAGCACACCCCATAGAGATATTAAATCGTACTGCGAATCCGCCTAGCCGCGGATAAAGCGGCCCGGTGTGAGTTGCAGCCCACACCGAGCCTTTGAGGCGACCGGTTTTTAACTTACCTTCGATGCCAACCTCGCAAACAGCGTAACACAAAGTTTGTAAGGGTAACCGGTCGGCTCTTTTTTTTTAACGAGAAAAAGAGGAGCTCGCGCTCGTGTTTTCCGCGCTGGATATTGCGATCTATCAGACTGTGCACGATTTTCCCGGCGGCGCTGCGGCGTTGTCTCGGCAGACCGGTATCGCACCGTCATCACTGGCCAACAAGGCTAACATGGCCATCGACGAGCGGCATTTTTCGCCGTCTGAGCTGTTGGCCATTATGTGTATCTCCCAGGATTTTAGAATTTTAAACGCGCTGTGCGCGGAGTGTGGTTTTGTCTGCCAGGCAGAGCCGCGCCAGGCGAGAAGTTCTGCCGATTTGCTCGGTCAGTTTGCTTCGATTGTGAAGGAGCAGGGTGATCTGGCCACTGCTTTGATCGACAGCCACTCGGATGGGGTGATTACGCATAACGAGCGGAAGGAGATCACCCGTGAGGCTTTGGAGGTGATCGCGGCGTTGCAGGATTTGCTGCGGGTGAATCAGGCGGGGGATTTGTTGTGAGCTTAAACAAATGCCCCATTCCGCCACCCGAAATCCTTGTAAAAAAGGGCATCCGGGGCGCATACGACAACATTCCAGAAGGTATGGAGGTCGGTGGCTTGGGGGGTGCGATTTTTCGGGCATTACGGGAGGAAATTATGCAGCATCCGGATTTGGTTCGACGTTCTGAGCCGGATCCCATTCCGGAGCCGGTTGTTGAGGTTCCGGCCGAGCCGGAACCGAAGTTATCCGAGGACCAGCGCGATGAGTTGGCGACGGCTTTGGAGACGATTAGTCGATTAACCAGGAGAAACCAATGAGAAAAGATTTTGCAGACAGTATGGCGAAAACGGAATTGTCGCGATTTTCGAAGGTAATGGAGGCCGTTTTGATCTATTCGGGTTTGTTGATACCGGCGGCCATTCTGGCCTTTGCGCTGGTTTTCAATCCCACGACACAGGATGAGTTATGGCAGATTCTCACAACCTTGTTTTAAAGAAGTATTTCACTGAGACCGAGGAGGCGGCGTTGTTTTTGACGGTGCGGTCGTCGAACAGTTGGCTGGCGGAGAGAGATTTTGCCTGGATGACTTTGCTTCGTGAAACGGGTATTCGGGTCGGTAGTTTGGCTATGTTGACTGTGGGTCATGCTCATGAGGCGATTTCAACTAAAACACTACGGCTTTCAGATGAAATTTGTAAGCGCGGTAAGGGTTACGAGGTGTTTTGCAACAAGGATGCACGAGCGGCTTTTAAATTATTGATAACGATCATTGAGAGCAGAGGTTTATCTTTGACTATGGATGCTCCGCTCATTGTATCTGAGCGTAGAAAATCGATGAGCATTCGATCGTTTCAACATCGAACGAGATGGTGGGCAGAAAGGGCGGGTATTGTTGGTAACGTGTCACCACATTGGTTCCGTCATACGCTGGGAAAGCGGATTATGAAACACAGTACTTCGAATAATCCATTAGGGGTTGCCCAGGCGGTTTTGGGGCACTGCAGTATCACGACGACGGGCGTTTATACGCGCCCAGATAAGGAGGATATTTCTAGTACTTTGGGTGAGACCAGGAGATGTAAAAAAAGAGCTCCAGATACTTCAGTCTGGCATAGAAAAAAATCCGCGTCTAACTTTAGTGAGTCTATGGAGGAGATTCGATGAGTGTGGTGGATCAGCAGGGATTGGAACAGGAGGGGTTTGAGGTGTCATTCTCGCGAATTTCCAATACGCCGAACCGGGCTGCCTGCTCGGTGGGAAAGTGCCGGAGAAAGGCGCTGTTTTTAATAGTCGTATCTCCGATCGAACAAGATGACGAATCATCGGAACGATGCTTTTTTATGTGCCACGATCACCTCGGTCAGTTCTGCAGGGATTTTGGTATTGACGAGGCTGAGGCCGAAGTGTCCGCAAACGAAGTGTGCGGTCATTTACATTGAGGAGATTTTAAGTGGTTAAAAAAACCTATTTTGAAAATATTCAGATTTTAGAAAACTTTGTGGATTATGCGGAGCGGCAGAGGGATTCGTCTCAGCGGCGGGCTGACTTTTGGCAGACGGCCTGCGAGTGCTCTATGGATGATCTGATCGATGCGCGGCGGGTGGCGGATCGACGGTTGGATGCCCTGGGCGATATGTGTAGAAAACCGGTTTTTCTGTATATGAGGCAGTTGATGTGTACATCCGGTGGCGATGTTGTTCGGCGGTGTCGGGATGGCGCGCAAATATAAACAGTGCCCGCGCTGCGGTCTTTCATCGCAGCGCGGTACAAAGGTTTGTTCGCATTGCCAGAATCATTTTGAGCGTTGGCGGATGAACACGGAGCGGATCCGCTTGTGTCATGTGCTGGCGAAGCGTAAGGGTTTGGATGATGAGGTATACCGCTGGCGGTTGAATGCGTTGGGTGTGGAGTCTTGTAAGGATTTGAAAAAGTCGCAGTTTTTTGAGTTTGTTAAGGGGTTGAATTCTTTGCCGGATTTGAAAGCCGGGTGAATAAAGACCGGTATATAAACATTTCCCGGCTACCCGTGGAGCGCAAGCAAAAAGCCTGGGCGTGGTTGAAGAAAAACCGGCCGGATTTGGCGGAGTTGTTGGGTTCTGAGGTGGTTCGTGAGTTGGTTGTTCGTTTCGATGCTGAGGTGTCGATTGATTTGGAGGATTTGAAATGAGTGTGATGGCAGAAGTTAAGAATGAAATTTTGGTGCGGCTGAATAAGGGTCCCATGTCAGCCAAGGGGTTGTTTGAGTTGAGTGATTATGCCCTCAATTTTAAGCAGACATCGAATGCACTTAAGGGGCTGATGGATTCTGATTTGGTTTCACGGAATAAAGAGACCAATCAGTATGATTTGCTGGCTAGTGTGGGCGAGCGGGTCAGTCCGTTGCCTGTATTGGATACTTCTTTGGTCACTGCTCCGAAAAAACGGGATTTTGGCGTCGGCGATGACGATGACGATGATTTTCCGCAGCGCAATGATGGTTCATTTTATGATTCGGCTCGAAATGAAATCAAAAAAATGGATGTTTCGATTGAGGATGCTGAGAAGAAAATTCAGGCGTTGATTGAGCTATCCAACACCCGGTCTATTGCTCGTTTTCCGTATTTGGTGGATTTGCTGGTGGATATTTCGAATGACATTAAGGTGTTGTCTGGGGTGGAGGTATGAGCCTTTTGATTGGTTTGGCGGGTCGGGCGCGTTGTGGGAAGGATACTGTGGCGAAGTATTTGGTGGCGAACCATGAGTTTCAGCAGTTTTCTTTTGCGTTTCCGATAAAAGAAGCTTTGAGGTCGATGTTTGGCATCGATCCTTTGATTGATGATGAGCACAAGGAGGTGAATATCAGCTGGATCGGGCGCAGCCCCCGGCAGTTGTATCAATTGCTGGGAACTGAGTTTGGCCGTGACCGGGTTCACCCGGATATTTGGGTACGGACTCTGGAATATCGGTTGTTTCAGGATGGCTTGCCTGACGCCGGGGCTGATCTGGTGATCAGTGATTGTCGTTTTGACAATGAGGCGGACTGGATTCGCTCTAAAGGCGGGCAGGTTTGGCACATCGTGAGGACGAACAATAAAAAGGTGCAGTCGCATCGTAGCGAGGACGGCATTCGGCTCATGGCTGACGACAAAATAATCGATAACAGTTTTTCTATCCCTGAGTTGTATCAACAGCTCGATCATTTGATTGCTGACGGCGGCCAGGTCACCGTGCCGCTTTAAATAACGGGACCTGTGTGAGCCGGATACCTACTCTTGTACTACTCCTCTCCGTGTGATCACACCGTCTGGCCCGCGAGAAGGGCTGTTTTTATTTTTCTGGAACGATTCTAATCACTGATCGGATAATAAAAATCAGGGAGTAGGTATGAGATCTGTGTCGAAAAGAGAATATTTGCCGGTCAGCGAGCATGAGATTGTCGGGGCTTTGTTAGCGGATCAGCGGTTTGGATTTAAAGATCGGGGGCTGTATCTGCAGCAGGGTGTGTGCCCACAGTGCGATAAGAAGGAAATTTTTGTCAGTAAGGAAAAGCCGTGGCGGTTGGCTTGCAATCGGACCAATAATTGCGGCTGGTCGGAAACAACCCGCGAGTTGTATCCCGATCTTTTTAATAATTATATCGATCGACATCCGCCTACAGAGGAAGATCCTAAAGCCACGGCCAATGCCTATATGGCGCACAATCGGCAGTTCGATCTGGCTGTTATTGGCGAGTGGTATGAGCAGGAACGGTATCGGGTCCCAGAGTCCGGCGTCACTGCGGAGACGGTGCGGTTTTATCTGGATGAGGGTCGTACGCGGTACTGGGAGCGGTTGATTGACCAGGCTAAAAAAGACGGCCAGAGGATTAATTTTGGGGGCAGGCGAAAAAAGGATGGGTCTTTAGTCAAGGGCGATTGGTGGGCTCCGCCTGGGCAGACAATCAATGCCGGGGATGAGGTGTATCTGGTCGAGGGTATTTTTCATGCGATTGCTTTGCATTTGAGTGGTCGCAAGGCGTGTGCTTTGTTGATGGCGGGGAATTTTCCAGCAGCGGGGGTCGAGAGGCATATTAATAAGGCGATCCAGTGGCGTTTGGCGCTGGACGATGATAAGGCCGGGCGTGAGTCGATGATTCGGCACAGTCGAAAACTCAGAAAGCTGGGTGAGCGCTGTGAGGTGATTCTGACAGGCACGGACAAGGATTGGGACGATTTGTATCGGTTGGATCGGATTAATGATCGGTTCCTGGGCGATGCGCTGTGGCGGGGACGGATGTTTACGGCGAAAAATATCACGGCGAAGGCCTGGGCTTATTTTGCCTGGCGTTCTTTTCCTTTGGCTGTGCTGGAGTTTAATAATAAGCTATTTGGTATCAAGGTGGACGATAAGTTGGGTAAGGAGTTGGCTGAGCATGGCATGGCTATTAAAGATCGACAGGCACTGGAGTTATTTACTGCACATTCGAGTATTAGTCCAATATCCAACTGTCATCCGGAGTTTTTGTATTGTGAGCGCTATACGCTGACAGATGAGTTGAGCTATTTCTTTAGGATTTCTTTTTCTAACGCGAGCCCGAGGGTGCAGATTTCGTTTTCCGGATCCGGAATTGAGTCTCCGGCGGCGTTTAATAAGGCGCTTCTGACTCAGGCGGCAGGGGCGACATTTGACGGTAATGCGATGCACTTTCGGCTGATCCGAGATAAGTGGTTCGTGAAAAAGGTACTACATGTGGAAACGGTGCCGTTTGTGGGCTATGACAAGGACAGTCAGACGTATTTGTATCAGTCGTTTGCATTTTATAAAGGCCAGGAGCTGGCTCTGAATGAGCATGGTTTTTTTAAGGCCAACAATCGGCCGATTAAAACAAAATTTCGGGGATTTACGATTGAGCGTGGCGATGATGATCGTTTCAATACGGCCTGGTTCGATCATTTTATGAAGGTTTTTGGTTGGAATGGCTTGCTGTGTCTGTCGTTCTGGTTCGGGTCGTTGTTTGCTGAGCAGATCCGGGCGGAGCTTAAGAGTTTTCCTTTTTTGGAGATTACCGGTGAGCATGGAACGGGTAAGTCAACGCTTTTGGAATTTATGTGGAAACTCTTCGGCCGGGATGATCACGAGGGTTTTGATCCGTCTAAATCGACCTTTGCGGCCAGGGCTCGGATATTCATGCAAGTTTCGAATATGCCGATTGTGTTGATCGAGTCGGATCGTGATGCGCCCAGCGCCAAGCAGAAACAATTTGATTTTGAGGAATTAAAAACAGCGTACAACGGCCGGGCGATTCGGTCTCTGGGTGTGTTTAACCGGGGCAATGATGTGGAGGAACCGCCCTTTAGGGCAGCGATTGTGATTTCGCAAAATGCAGCGGTAGAGGGCTCGCCCGCGTTGCTTTCAAGAATTGTTCAGTGTCGGTTTACAACGGAACATTTTACAGAGGAGACGCGTGGTATGGCTCCGGAATTCGAAAGGTTTACAGTGGATGATATGGCTGGATTTTTATCCAGGTGCCTGGGTATGGAGACTCAAATACTGGATCAGTTCAGAAAGGTTTATCCAGACTATGTTAGCAAGTATCACGACATCGAGGAAATCAGGGATGAGCGCGTTGTTAAAGTGCATGCCACGATTGCGTCGCTGGCAAACGCGCTGCAGTTGGTTGTACCTGAGCTATCCGATAATCATTTGCAGAGGTTAGATCAATTTATACAGGTACGGG